GTAGACTCAGTTCCAGAAGGCGTACAAGATGCGTTAACTCGTGATTATTCTGGATTGATGAAAGCAATTAATAAAAAGAAAGAAGGTCATAGACCATAAAAAATAAATGAGCGTAATAGAAATAAATAATAATGAAGATAAGTTTGTTGGAATAGGATTTCCACTCGGCTTTAATGTTGAGGGAAGATTGTTCAATCAAACAAAAACCGTATTAGACCAAGCAAAATCTAATCTAAGGAATTTACTACTTACCACGCCAGGCGAACGAGTAGGACAACCAGACTTTGGTTGTAATCTTATAGATGTTTTGTTTGACCAGAATATAGTAGAGATATCAAATAGGGTTGATGAAATCATAAGAGAAGCAGTAAGTCAGCAACTACCTTACATTTTAATAAATGATATATTTGTAAGTAGTGCAGTTGATGATTCAAATCAGTTGAATATTCAATTGGAATTTTCAGTAACATTAGACCCCGATACATTTGATTCATTATTAATACAATTTAATACCGCAGGAGAAGTATAATGGCAAGAGAAATAGATTACGGAACAAGTAAGAAAGTAATGAAAAAGGAAGTAAGTTATCTCGGTAGAGACTTTTCCGACATTAGAAACAATCTAATTGAATTTGCTAAAACATACTTCCCAAATCAATACAACGATTTTAATGAAGCATCACCAGGAATGATGTTCATTGAAATGGCAGCGTATGTTGGGGATGTACTGAATTACTATGTTGATAATCAATTCAGAGAAACAATGTTACAACACGCAGAAGAAAGAAAAAATATATTAGCAATCGCTCAATCATATGGATACAAACCAAGTTTAGCAACACCTGCCACAGTAGAGCTGACGATTGAAGTTGATGTTCCTGCAAAAACAATTGGTAGTGGAGCTTCAGCTACATATCAACCCGACTTAACTTATGCCGGTGTTATTGAAGCAAATAGTAGTGTGTTGGCAGGAAACGGAACAGAGTTTAATTTATTAGATGTAGTAAACTTTAAAGTATCAAGTTCGTTGGACCCAATGGAAATTGAAACACTACAACCAACATCAGGTAATATACCTACAAATTTTAGACTAAGAAAGAACGTATTAGCTAAGTCAGGTAAAAGAGCAGTTGAAACATTTACATTTACATCAGCCAAGAAATTTGACAAGATAGTTTTAAAGAATGCAAAACCAACTGAAATCATTTCAGTAACAGATAGTGATAGTAATAAATTCTACGAAGTTCCGTTCTTAGCACAAGATACTGTGTTTGATAGTGTTGAAAATACTTCACTAAATGACCCAAGCTTATCAACATACCAAAATGATACACCATACTTGTTAAAGTTAATTAAGACGGCAAGAAGATTTACAACTCACATTCGTGAAGACGATAAAATGGAATTAAAATTTGGTTCAGGTGTTAGTGAAAATGCAGATGAAGATTTAATACCAAATCCAGATAATGTTGGTTCATCATTAGGTTTTGGTGTTTCAAGATTAGATGAGGCATTTGACCCAAGTAATTTTTTGAAAACACAAACATTTGGATTAGCACCAAACAATACAACACTTACGGTTGAATATGCTTATGGTGGAACAATAGACCATAATGTAGCATCAAATGATATTACAAGATTTAATAGATTAACCTATACATTAAACAAAGCAAATTTAAACCAAGCCAACGCAACAACATCAGAACAAAGTTTGAGAGTATTTAATGACTTACCATCTTCTGGTGGTTCAAGTGGCGAAACTCTTATTGAAATAAAACAAAACGCATCTGCTTATTTCAATGCACAAAACCGAGCAGTAACAAGACAAGACTATATTACAAGATGCTATAATCTACCACAGAAATTCGGTAATATAGCAAAAGCATTTATTGTTCAAGATGAACAATTAGAAGTAGGACAATTGGAAGTTATCGATGGTAAAATAAGGCAAGTCAAAAATGATAATGTAATACCGAATCCATTAGCACTAAACTTATATTGTTTAGGATATGATACTAATAGAAAACTCGTAGCACTAAATACAGCAGTCAAAAGAAATTTAAAAACATATTTATCACAATACAGAATTTTAACAGACGCAATCAATATTAAAGACGGATATGTTATTAATGTTGGTGTAAGATTTGCAATCACTACTAAACGAGGAATGAATGCAAATGTTATATTGAGAAAAGCAATTGCACAAGTTAGAGAATTCTTTAGAATTGAAAAGTGGCAAATCAACCAACCAATTATACTGAGTGATTTAGCATATCAGATTTCATTAGTGGACGGAGTGGTATCAGTAGTTCCACCAAAAGATAATAATCCAAATAATGATTTGATAATGATTGAAAACAAACATTTAGTTTCAGGTGGATATAGTGGAAATGTTTATGATTTACAAGCAGCTACAAAAGACGGAGTTATATATCCTTCAATGGACCCAGCGATATTTGAAATTAAATTACCCAATACAGACATTGAGGGTAGAGTAGTAGGAGATATGTAATGCATTATTTTGAATTTGGAAGAAGAGACGCAACAATTTATTCAGGTGGAACAACAGCTTCCATAAATACTGGATTTGACGAAATATTAGAAATTAATAAAGTTGTTAATGATAATGGAACAATTGGAAATGTTTCAAGAGTATTGATTGACTTTGATTACGCATATATTTCTGAGTCAATACAAAATGGTAGAATACCTTCTACTGCAAAATTTTATTTAAATTTATTTGACGCAACTTCAGAAGAAGTTGAAGCATCACAATCACTACACGTTTATATGGTTAGTGGTAGTTGGAAACAAGGAACAGGAAAACTTGACCACAATCCAGTAACTTCAGATGGAGTAAGTTATCAATATAGAGACCACGAGAATGAGACACCTTGGGTAACAGGTTCAAGGTTAGACGATGGTGGTGCCTGGTTTACTTCAAGTATTAGTAGTCAGTATGAAGTTAGTTCTTCATATTCCATAAGTTTTGATAAAAAAGATGTTAGAGCAGATGTTACAAGTTTGGTTAAAAATCATATTTATTCAAGTTCAATATTTCCGAACAACGGGTTTCTTGTAAAAAGAAAATCTAAAAGACCAACCACATCAATATTTGCATTTAATTCTGGTAGCGATACAACAGCTGATGAAGCAAGTTCTACTCGATTAGGAAATTTAAAATTCTTCTCAAGAGAAACTCATACAATTTACCCACCGAAATTAGAAGTTATGTGGGACGATTCAAGTTGGGCAACAGGAAGTTTATCAGCATTGAGTTCAACAGACTTAGAAAGATTAAAAGTTTATTTCCAAAATATTAGACCAGAATATAAAGAAAATTCAAAAGTTAAGTTAAGAGTAGTGGGTAGAGAATTATATCCGACAACTACATTTGCTACAACTCCAGCAGAACTAAGTATAAAATATTTACCAAGTGCATCTGCTTTCTATTCAGTCAAAGACGCAGAAACAGAAGAAACAATAATCCCATTCGGAACAGGTTCAAAAGTAAGTTGTGATAGTACAAGTAATTATTTTAATGTCTGGATGAATGGACTACAAGCAGAGAGAAACTATAGATTTTTAATTAAGGTCGTTAGTGGTAGTGGAACAACAGACGAACAAGAAAACTACTACGATGATGACTTTGAATTTAGAGTGGTAAGATAAAATGCCATATTCACTTGAAGAAGCAAAACTTAAATCTGACTTTTATAAAAATCAACTTGATAGTGATTTAATAGAATTCGAAAATAGGATTAGAGATTTAAAATCTAAACAAACGATATCAGGTTCAGCTGATGCGAATAAAACATTACGAGATGAAGACGGAAAATTAATTTCCTTTCAAAGCACTACAAATGTATCATCTTCTGCAGAAACAGATTTTGAAAATGTCAGAATACCAAATGAACAACAATTTTTTGCAGGTGAATTAGATAATTCCTTTACATACTATTTTCAACCAGAGGAGAGTTCCGCCACCGATACAAATACTGAACAAGACGAAACTCAAGAAGAACAAAATGCACAAGTTGAATTCCAAGCAACCAATAGAGATTACTTAATACAATTTGTAAATGTATATTTTGATGAAAACTACACACCACTTATGTCAACCGAATTACTAAATAATAAAATGTTAGATTTTTTTAAACAAGAAGGAAAAGAAGGTGGAAAAAACGCTGATGGGTGGGTAGGATTTAGACTTAATAAAAAAATTGGCGTTAAAATGTTTACAAAAAAAGGAAAAAAGGGAAAATTGTTCGGTGGTCGTAGTAGTAGACACAACTATCGTTCTTTAAAAAAAGATATAAATGGTTATCAATATAATGATGTAATTAATAGACAATTATACCATACCAGACGTGGACAAGAAATATGGTTAGAACTTGGATTTACATATGTCAGCTAACAAAACTAAGAAAGACGCAAGCGAGTAATGAGAGAATACGGATTTACACAAGCAGAAAGAAATACATACTTTGACCAAACAAGAGTGTATAGTAGTTTCGGTAGAGATACCCTAAACGATTTTATTGTGCTACACGTTTACACACCAGACTCAGTATCGGATGAAAACGCAACTCTATTAGGAACAAAGATTTTATCATTGGGTGAAGTGGAATTTAAAAATGGTGGTAACTTTATAGATATCAATGTTGGACAACACCTTAGAGATATGGGACTGACCGAAGGGGAATATAAAGTAGTTTACAAGTTCTTAAGAAGATTGGCTGGTAGAGAAAGAACGATACTCGTAGATGGAAATGGACAAGTTTGGACAGGTGATTATAAAGTAAAAATTATTAATAATGTAAGAAGATACTACACTAAAATGTCAGGTGATAAGACATCGGGTACAGATAAAGTGCAAGAAGTCGAACTTTTTCCAAAAGATTTAAAATATGTTTTAACAGAAACTTCTCCTGATAGAACAGAGATGAAAATAGAAGTAGATGATAAAGTTTCAAACCAAGAATACAGAACTGACTTTAAAGAAATTAATCAATTGATAGAATACAAACCACTTACTATAAATGGTGCAGGAGCAGTAAAATTTCATCAAAGAGACCAGTATCTTTTAGAATTTGATATAGATGAAAAGGATAGAGGATTTACTCAAAATATGGTTGGAGCAGAAATAATAATTCCAAATATGTATAAAATTACAGGTAATGAAGACACCACAAATGATGACATTGTTGACACATTTGAAGAAGAATTTGGTGGAAACTTACAGCAACAACTTGACGCTGGAGCTGCAACAGATTTCTTAGATTATACGGAAGCAGAATTAATTGAAATATTACTAAATGACCCAGACCCAAATGAGAGAGCATTGGCCGACGGAGCATTACAAGAACGAGCAAACGAGCAATACTAATGGCAGAAGAAAGAAAATTTATAGGAATAGAACCACAACAGACTCGAAGTGTTGGTGGTGCTTCAACTAAAACTAAAGGTCAAACTAAAAATTCAGTTGCTGAAACTATTACGCAGATTTCTCAACAAGTGGTAGAACAACCAGCACCGATAATTCAAGCAACGGTAACAACCGAACAAACACAACCCAACACTCAATTAGAATCACCACCTGAAATATTAGGTGATGTTGAGGATGTAAGAACAGAAACTATTGATATATCACCAGACTTAAGTATACAGGTTGAATTACCAGAGACTGGTATAGCGCCAGAATTCGCTGGAATAACCACTTCTGACTTATCAGAATTTGTTAGGTTCGATAATCGACCAAAACCAGACCCTACAAAATTAAAGGTAGAGATTAAAAAAAGTCCATTAGATGAACAAGGTGGTGCTTTAGCACAAATAAAAGAATCAATTGAAATTAAAAAAGCTAAGTCTTCTGATGAAACTATTATAGAAGAATTACGAGAACAAGCTTTTGATGTAATTAAAATTGGAACATATTCTAAACCAATTAAAAGTCAAGTAACAAAATATCCATCAGAACCACAACCATTGGGAGTTGTTGTTGATAATAGTGTTAGACAAACACTTGGACAACAGATTAAAAATGCAAGAGGAGCCAATGGAGTAACTCAAGTTATTGGACCAAATGGTATTGTGTTGGAAGAAATTAGTCCTGACGGGAAACTTGTTGTTGACCCAATCAAAGACGCAGGATTTGACCCATTAGACCCACCAGACGGCGTAAAAGCATTAAGAGAAGAATTTAAACAATATGTTGAAAGTGGACAAGATGAAGCTTCTACATTTGATACTTCACTCGGTTTCCAATCAAGTGAGGAAACAAATAAATTATTAGAAAAGGATGGTTTAGAAAAATTAATTGCAGTCAATACAACCACTCAAGAGATTGAAACTGAAAGTGGTGTTGGCTCATCTACAACTGCAAGAGAGAAAGTAACAACGGCAAAGGATGTTGCAGTAAAACTAAAAGCAAGAGACTATCGAGCTACCATTACAGAAGTGTTGGATAGTAATCGTATTCGTGTTTCACTATCTTACAATGACGGAGTAAACTTGGTAAAGCACGTTGGAGATGATGACATATCCAAGAAATTTCCAAATTGGAAAGTAGTTTATAGAAAAAATAATTTAGAAAGATTTAAAACATATATGGTTAAAGACGACCAATATT